TCCATAAACCAGAAAGAGAACGAGAAGGTGTAATGATTCCAAGAATTGGTGAATGGTTTAGACCATCTAGTGGTCAATTATGGCCAAGACAAAAATATTTGTATTAATCAAATCCAAGATAAATAGTAGAAAAACTATTTGTTATAATGCCCGGAAGTAATAACTTTACAAAAGCTATGCGTCATCTGAGATCAACTCAGATTGATGAACGCATCAGGGCGCTTAATGAAGGACCCACAAATAATACATCTGGATATTATGTAATTGAACCTGATGTAGTTACTGTTATACCTCCAGTTAGATCAGATCTAGATCTACAAGCAGATGATCCAAATCTTGTAGGTAAAGATACTTCAGGTCTCTTTGATCAATCTGGAGATCCATTAACCGAAATGCCTCCTGGGGACACCAGTTTTATTTTGGGTCCAATGGTTAGTGTTTATTTTCCAGACGGAGAATATAGTGCTATTGGATATATTCAAAAAGATACAAGAAAAGTAGTTAACTTAGCAAGAATTCCTGGTAGAGTTAGTGAATGGGCTACTGGCGGAAATGTCGAAGGATTTGTAAGTTATAGTCAATTAACTTTAGAGCAAGCTTTATGGTACAGGGATAAATTAATTAATGGAAACACATCATCTTATAGAGTATTTTATATTGGTGTGTTTGAGCAATTGCAATCTGAATCTGAAGTTGGTGATCCTAGTGCTGGTGTTGATGTTGATGAATATGGAAGATGGGAAGGAGAAATTATTGATCAAGGAGAAATATTAGAACCAGGAAGGACTGAGGTAGAACCTGGAAAGAAAGGACCAGATCCTGATATGCCTCCTGGTATTGCAAATCCAGCATTTCAGAAATTAAGGGATAAATTTAAGAGAGGTGAAAATTTAACTATTGATGACTTTCCATCAGCAGCAGATTTTTCTGCATTCAAAAATGGTGGTGGAAATGCTGCTTTGAGACAGGGAAAAACTATTGGTGAAGTTATTAGGCAGGGTATTATAAACATCAATGGGTATGAGAGTGGTGCTAGACTTCCAGATTATGATGATTATGCGGGTCCAGCGTTTGGAAATGACTCTGTAGCAAATCGTGAAAGACAAAAAGCAGTAGATGCTAGAAATGATGCTCTTTATAATTATTGGCGAGACAACTATGTAAATCCAGACACGTCAGTTAATCCAGGTGGTCTTACACAAAAACAAATAGATGATATGCCAGACTGGTATAGGGATTTATCTACCCCACCAGATCCAAATAATTATGCTGGTGCGTTTAAAGATACTCCAGTTGGTCAGGCAGTTAATGATTTCATGAACGACCCAACTCATGGGTGGTGGAGACAAGCAGCTTTAGAACTTGGCGTAGGTGCAGTAGGTGCAGCACTAGGCAAAGGAAAAGCACCAGTAAAAAAACCAACGATTGGTGCTACTGGTATGAATCAAGCAGGATATCAAGCCGTTACTGGTGGTCAACCATTCCAAGTTCCACAAGGAGGTGGTGCAATAGGAAAAGGTTCTAGACCAGTATTAGGTAGAGGTGCATATTCTGCCCCTGAAGTTGGTCAAGTTGGACCTGGTGGAATAAGACCTGGTTCTGGTGCTTCTAGATATGCACAACCTGGTGGTGGTGTTGTTGGTAGTGTTGTTCCACCTGGAGCAAGAGGAACAAATATTATTGAACCACAAAAAGTTGTTCCAGGAAAAACCTTTGATAAGGGTAGAGATCTTGCTTCAAGAGTTGCTGCTGGTCAATATCCTAGGAGTTCAAGAGCAGGACAAATTAGACAAGGTATGATTGATGCAGGATTTCCTAAAGGACAATCCACAATTCCTTATGATCAATTGCCAACAACATCTCAACCACCTGTAAAACCTGGTGGTAAGCCTTCTATTTCACAATCAGCAAGAACTGGTGCGGCAGCAATAGGTATGGGATCACAATCTGGAAAGTCAGGAGAAAAAGTAAGCACTAAATCTAATCGTAAAGGACGTAGAAAACAACAGAAACAGAGTTTAGGATCTTCTAATGAACTTGAAGGTAAATTACTTGCAGAAAATCGCAGAAGAATTTTACATAACATTAAAAAACCATATGAGTTACCAGAAGCAAAGACTGAAAAGATTAAGCATCGTCCAAATGCAAACAGATGGTCTACAAGATCTGTTGGTGATGGTCTAATGAAGAAGGCAGAAGTTCCAACATCCTTTAAGAGACTTGAGGATAATGTATGGAAAAAACAAGATCGCCATTGGAATGAAAGATATTCTCAAGAAAGAAAGAATATGATTTTGGATGCGGTCGGAACTTCAGATCATGCTTGGGAGTATATTACAGATCGTAGCGCATCTGTTAATGACGCAAAGATGTATGAAAACTTTGGTCAGGGTATAAAAAATAGAATTATTGAGAAGAAAAAAATAGGTAATGATTACATCATCAAGATGTACAATGAAGAAGGAAAGGTTGAAACTGTAACTCAATCAATTCTGAATGAAAGACTTCAAAGACAACATGAATTGAAAGAGCAAGAAACCATCTATGCTCCTAAAGATCCTTTAGTTGCAAGAATTAAGAATAAGTTGTACTCACAAATTGATTATCCAAATAAACCAGCAAAACTTGGATATCCAGATGAACCACCCAAACAAATGATAGGTGGATATCACCCAGAATTTGGAGATAGGCACTCTTATTATAATAGATTGGATAGGCATAGTGCAGATACTATGCAAAATGCTCCCACTCAAGATATGAAAATTGATATGAAAGTTCAAAAGCAAACCACAAGGCAGAAAACATTGAATATTATCAATAACATAAGAGCAGCAAAAGCACAATATGAAAAGGCAACAAAGAAAAATAAATAGTTCATTGGTAACCCAATAAGATGACAAGAACAATACCTGGTAGTGGTGCTCAAGTAACGGCGACTCTCGATTCGTCTTATGGAGTAGCGTCTTTCAATATTATCAGTGGTGGAACTGGATATGCAACCACAGATCCCCCAAAAATTGAAGTACAAGGAACATCAACACCAACTGTTGCTGGATCATTTTATCCAATCATTCAAAATGGTTCTATTGTATCGATAAAGGTATTATCTCCTGGATCTGGATATATTCCAGCAGTATCTATTGCACAGACTGCAGTTGGTATTGCTTCTGTTGGTAGAAGTGGTAGTGATGATGTTGTTAAGTCAATTTATGTTGTCAATCCAGGTTTTGGGTATACAGAAACTGCAACTGTTACTATATCAAATCCAGACATTTTAACAGGTGTTGGAACTTACTTCTTCAATGAGATTGTATATGGTGAGAGATCTCTTACTGAAGCAAGAGTTAAGGATTGGGATCAAGATACTAAGATTTTACAGATAACAAATGTTGGTATTGGATCCACAAGAAATGCATTCTATCCAGGTGAAACAATTATTGGTAAAGAGTCTGAAGCTAGATATTCTCTTCAGAATTTTGAACAGTATGATACAAATGATAAATATAGCGAGAATGATTTATTTGAATCGGAAGCAGATGCTATCTTAGATTTCAGCGAATCGAATCCATTTGGGACATTTTAATGTTAGGAACATACTATTATCACGAGATAATTAGAAAAACGATTATAGCGTTTGGAACGTTATTCAACGACATAAACATTCGTCATCAAGATGGTGATGGAAGAGATATTAGTCAAATTAAAGTTCCTCTAGCATACGGTCCTAGTCAGAAATTTTTAGCAAGACTAACCCAACAAGCAGATCTAAACAAACCAATTCAGATCACTATGCCAAGAATGTCATTTGAAATGACATCAGTCGCATATGATCCAAGCAGAAAGTCAAGTTTAGTTCAGACATTTAAAACTTGTGATGATGGTAGTAAGGCAAAGAAAGTCTTTATGCCAGTGCCATATAATATTGGATTTGAATTGAATATTTTATCAAAGTTAAATGACGATTCTCTTCAGATTTTAGAACAGATTCTTCCATATTTCCAACCACATTTCAATCTTACAATTGACTTAGTAGAGTCCATTGGGGAAAAAAGAGATATTCCAATCATCTTAGAATCTGTAAATTTCCAAGATGATTATGAAGGAAACTTTGATACTAGAAGGGCACTTATCCATACATTAGCATTTACTGCAAAGACATATCTGTTTGGTCCTGTTGCAGATAGCAGCGATGGTCTCATTCGCAAGGTTCAGGTTGATATGTACACAAGTACTGATCGCGCAACTGCTAAGCGTGAGATGCGTTATACCGTTACACCAACGTCTAAGATTGATAGAAACAATGACAATGTGATTGATGAGGCAGATCATATTTTATTAGAACCAGGAGATGACTTTGGATTTAGTGAGAACTTTGAGTTCTTACCAGACTCCAAGACTTATAGTCCAACTCGTCAAACTGATATCTAATTACTATGTCTAATAATTATGAGTCTATTGACAAAGCACTCGATATTGAGAGTAGCATTGTTGAATCGCAACCATCTAAACCTGTTCCACCAAAAGTGGAAAAAGACGACATAACTAAAGATTATGAATATACTCGTGCCAATCTATATTCTCTTATAGAAAAGGGGCAAGAGGCAATCAATGGAATCATGGAACTTGCGGGAGAGAGTGCAAGTCCTAGAGCATATGAAGTTGCTGGACAACTCATCAAGAGTGTTGCTGATACTACAGATAAGTTAGCAGATCTTCAGAAGAAGTTAAAAGATCTGGAAGAAGACAATACTAAGAAGGGACCAAGCAATGTTACTAACAATGCTTTATTTGTTGGATCTACATCTGAACTGTCAAAACTACTGAAGCAAGGTTTTCTAAATAATAATGAGTCCGACTCCAAATAATGGCGAAAAAATCCTG